AATGCCAGTAGAGGTAATAGGCGTAGATGATGTCCAAAAGGGCCTTAGCTTTATAGATGAAGATATGTACAATCGCATCAAAATAGCTTTAGTGCCATTGATGAAGCGAGTAGAACAACAGGCCAAAGGTTATGTGGCCAGCGATGCGGAAGTTTTATCTGGTTGGGTTAAACCCGCATCTGCCAATTTAGATTACAGACCTTTCCCTAAATACAATTCTGCATTAGTAAAAGGCGGCATTGGTTACAAAGAAGGCAAAAACGTACAATTTGCAAATGGATTCCAAGTAGAAAATTACGTCTATAACGTAAGCGCAGCTGGTCGTATTTATGAAACTGCTGGCCGTAAAAATCCACAAGGCAGAGCGCCAATCATGAGTACAACCTTAAAAGATTTGGGCAACGTACAGGGATACGAAGGCAAAAAGTCAGGCAAGAAAAGATCCACACGTGATTACAATTCTAATAACCCTTTTGCTGGGTATCAGTTTGTTAGTGCATTAGAGCCAGTAACCTCACAACCTAAAACTAAGGGTGTTAGATCTGGCGGCGTAAAGACTAAGGGTCGCTTAATTTACAAAGCCTTCGCTAATCAAAGCCCACGCATATACCAAGCAATTTTAAACGCCATCAATGACACGGCAGTTGATTTTAATAAATCCTACAATAAGAAGGCAGCATAATGGCCAACGTAGTTGTCTCGGCATTAGCCACCTGGAATGGTAGAGCCCTTAAAAAAGGCAAGCAAGATATAACTTCCTTTGACAAATCGGTCAAAGCATTAGGGCGTACTTTTGGCGTTACTTTTAGCGCAGCAGCTTTAATAAACTTTAGCAAAAAAGCAGTTACGGCATTTGCAGCGGATGAAAAAGCAGCCAAATCTTTAGCGGTGCAATTAAAAAATACTGGCAATGAGTTTTCAGCCCCAGCGGTAGAAATGTACATAGCCAACCTGCAAAAAATATCAGGCGTGCTAGACGATGAATTGCGGCCAGCGTTTCAGGCTTTATTGACGGTTACAAAATCCGTCGAGTTAAGCCAATACGGATTAAATACAGCCTTAGATGTTAGTGCCGCTACAGGAGCTTCTGTAGTCGAAGTAAGCAACGCTATTGCTAAAGGTTTTGCTGGGCAGACTAGAGCGCTTAAAACTTTAGTACCAGGCTTAGATGAAGCAGCCCTAAAAACTGGCGATATGGAAGCAATACTAAAACAATTAAACAAACTGTTTGCTGGGCAAGCAACAGCTAGATTGACTACTTACGCTGGCAAGATGGATCAGTTAAAGGTAGCAACTTCTAATGCTACTGAAATCATAGGCGAAGGATTAGTAGATGCCTTAACTGAATTAAGCAAAGATAAAAGCATAGGCAACCTTGCTAACAGTATGGAAAATCTAGCAACTAACACAAGTGCAGCCATAAGTGAAATTGCAAAAATGATCAGTAAGTTTAACGAACTGGCTAATAGCCCTACATTCAAGGCAGGAATTTTAGCCGCTGCTTTATTAACTAGAAACCCAACCATAGTTACTGGTGTCATGGGTTATATTGGTCTTACTGGGGCCGCAGGTTTAGCGAGTAGGGATTATGGCTTAGGCAATCAAGGTGGAACGCCATTTGGCCAAGCTGGATCATCTGCAGAATTAGCAAGAATAACCGAGCAAAAAAGAATCACAGCATTAAATAAATTGCGCACAACCGAAAACAATTTAATTAAAGAAAAGAATGCCCTGGAAGATTTAAAGAAAAAATACGACACAGAGCGCATAGGTTTGATGTTGGCACTTAACCAGGCTACCGATGAAGAAACTCGTTTGCGTATTGCCGAGAAGTTAGCAATCCTAGATGGCAACGCAGCTAAAGCACAGCAATATTTGGCAGATACAGAATTGACCTTCCAAACAAATCAATTGGCTAAATCTATTAGCAATGCAGCAGTAGCAGCCGAATCATTTGCAACCTTCGCTATGGGTGCAGTACAGCGTGGTGAATACGCAGATGCCTACAAAAACATTAGCAACGTGCCCGCTGCGATTTCAAGCGGTGGTGCTATGCAATTACCTAGCAGTGCATCAAGTTTTGCTATGGGCGGTGTATCACGTGGCGAATACGCACCAGTAACTGTAAATGTGGCTGGATCAGTATTAACCGAGCAAGATTTGACAAACACAATTAACGAGACCTTATTAAGAATTAACAAGATGGGCCGTGGCACTACACCTGCAGGCGGTTTATCTGGCGGCACCTAATGGCTGTACCAACAATCAATGCGGTAATTAACTTCTCTACTGGGCCAAGTTTTGCACAAGCTATGATCCTGGGCACGGGCATATTGGACACGAATATATTAGAAGACTCCGCAGCCCTTATTGTCGACGTGTCAGATCAGATTAACTACATACAAACCAGCCGTGGTCGCAATGCTTTAGCCGATCAATTTCAAACGGGTCAATTAACTTTACGCATAGTAGATCAGAATGGGGACTTTAACCCAACTAACCTAACGGGACCCTACGTGGGCTTGCTGACACCAATGAAGAAGGTGCAAATCTCTGCTACTTACGGCGCAACCACTTACTCTTTATTTTCTGGCTTTATTACAAGTTATGTAAACACTCAACCCAAAGATGCCACCGATGTTGCGTACACTACGATTCAGGCAGTTGATGCATTCAGACTGGCGCAAAATGCCCAGGTATCAACAGTCAGTGGTACTAGCGCTGGTCAATTAAGTGGAGCGAGAATAAATAATATTTTAAATGCCATATCTTGGCCAGCAACAATGCGTGACGTAGATACGGGCCTAACAACACTTCAGGCAGATCCTGGAACACCCCGCACTTCTTTAAGTGCCATGCAGACCGTGGCTGATAGCGAATATGGCGCATTATATGTAAACACCGACGGCGAGTTTGTATTCCAAGATCGAGCCGTGACCGCTGGGTCTATTGGCGGCACAGTAACCACCTTTAACGATAATGGCACGGGCATTCCCTACGCCAATGCAATCTGGAAATTAGACGACAACCTGATCTTTAATTCAGCCGAGGTAAGCAGAACAGGCGGGTCGCCACAGACCGCAATAAATCAAGCAAGTATCGACAAATATTTTATTCACAGCTATAACTTGCAAGATCTATTAATGCAGACAGATGCAGTTGCACTCGACTACGCAAGGGCCTACGTCGCCAGCCGTGCCGAAACTAAGGTTAGATGCGATGGAATCGAGTTGGACCTATACACAGCAAATTATAATGCGGGCATTATTGCGGCCCTGGATTTGGACTTCTTTGACCCAATCAGAATCGTTACTACTCAGCCAGGCGGGTCTACGCTAGATAACACTTTGCAAATATTTGGCGTGGCTACAACAATCACACCGAACAGTTTTAGGGTCTTCTTTACGACGTTAGAACCCGTAATTGATGCCCTGATTCTAAATAACAATATATACGGCACGTTAGACTATAATGTGCTCAGTTACTAAGGAGAAATAATGGCCGCAGGATTAGGATTTAAGGACTTTGTCACGGGCGAGGTTCTCACCGCCGTTGATGTCGACGGGTATTTAATGCAGGGAATTTGGGTATTTGCCAGTGCCGCTGCTAGAGATGCAGCTGTAACATCACCACAAGAAGGTAATTTTGCGTATCTTAAAGATACAAATATAACCACTTATTACACTGGCAGTGCTTGGGCAAACCTAGATACAACAGGTATGACAAACCCAATGACAACTACTGGCGACACTATTTACTCATCAAGCGGATCAACACCTGCAAGATTAGGCATTGGTTCAACTGGTCAAGTATTAACTGTTGCTGGTGGTGTGCCATCTTGGGCAACTCCCGCTGGTGGTGGTGGCAAAGTTTTACAAGTAGTGTCTACTGCAAAGACAGACGCTTTTAGTACAGCAACTGCCGCTTTTACTGATGTTACTGGTTTAAGCGTAACCATAACTCCAACCGCAAATACTTCAAAAATATTAGTTTTAGTCACACTTAACGCAAGTGCTAGAGATGGACAAGGTAATTCGGGCGCAAGAATTGTAAGGGGTAGCACAGATATATTTATTGGCGATACTGCTTCAAACCGAGTTAGGGTTACAACTGATATTAGCAGAAATGATGTTTATGCTAATAAGAATTTTGGTTTAACTTATCTTGATAGCCCTGCTACCACTTCCGCTACTACCTATAAGGTGCAAGTATCAGGACTTCCATCTTCAAGCGGTTGGACTACATATGTTAATAGAAGTTATGACGATACTGATAGCAGTTCATTTGGTAGGTCTGCAAGTTCAATTACAGTTTTGGAAATAGGTGCATAATGATTGATTATACAAAAATATTAGAATATAAATATCCAAATGATGAATGGACATTAAATGGAGATGATTACGAAGGTTTTACCTGGGTATCTAAAACTCCAAAACCATCCAAAGCAACACTTGATGGATTATGGCAAGAAGTCCAAGATTTAATTCAAGCAGAAAAACAAGCAAAGGCAGATGCTAAAACTGCAGCACAGGCTAAACTGGCAGCCCTTGGTTTAACTGTTGAGGATTTACAAGCTCTAGGTTTGTAATGCAACCAAAGTTATGTGCAGCTGGCGTGCAGTTAAGAGATCAAGTTGATACGTGGTTTCCAGATCGGTGTGTTAAAAGTCCAGAAGGATGGTTGGGCGATAGCCGTCACTCCGCCAGAAAATCGGATCATAATCCAGACGAGTTCGGGTGGGTCCGAGGTCTTGATCTTAATTCTAGGCTGGAGTCATCCGACAGCCTCTCACCTTATCTGGCTGACCAGATCAGAATCGCAGCCAAACAAGATCCACGCATATCATACGTCATCTATAACGGGCGAATATGCTCAAAGATATTAAACTGGCGCTGGCGTAAATACAAAGGCATTAATCCACACAAGCGACACATACATATTAGTTTTACAAAGTTAGGCGACCTAGATAATAGGCCGTTTGATATACCACTAATAGGGGGCAAAATATGAAGATAAGCAAGAAGCAACAAGCTGTATTGAAATCATACGCACGTGGCGTATTGGTTTCATTTTTAACATTCTTGGCAAGTAATGAATTAGGTTTAGATCCTGTTCTAGCTGTGGTTATCTCAGCGCTCGCAGGTCCAGCAGTCAGGGCTTTAGATAAATCCGATAGTGCCTATGGCCTCGGTGCTAATGACGCATGACACCTACAGAGTGGGCTGGCTTTGGCGCTGGCGTTTGCGCCGTGCTAACAGGCGGGCTGGTCGGGTTACGTTTCTTAGTTAAAGGCTGGCTAAATGAACTGAGGCCGAATGGGGGCTCCAGTATGAAGGACCAATTAACTCGATTAGAACAGCGTGTTGATGATCTATTTATTCTAATTAGTAAGCGATAATTTTAACATGGCTACCGTTCGCAAGCGCAAGAAGATAAGCAGACGCAGGGTGCGTAAGTCGCCTGACCCATTAAGCAAGTTAGAAGTTTTCTACATTGCCAAACACGAGATGTTTAAAGCAGCACGTAAGGCGGGTTTTTCCGAGTCCGTTGCGCTGTATCTCATGGATAGCCCTGAATCAATGCCTGACTGGATCGTAGGCGACAAGGGAATTATCCCAACTATCCCTACTCCAGACGAGGAAGACGATTAAGCGTTGGCT